GCAATATCCACCACATCACCCGCGCGCACGCTTCCCGGATCGTCACTCCGTCACGCTCCACAATAGGATGATAAAACGCCATTTGCCCGCAATGAACCGCGCACACGCCGCCGCGCGCCAGGCGGGCGATTTCCTCCAGATCGCGCGGATCACACGTCCGAACGCCAATCAGACGCCGCCCGCCCCGGAACTCCAGCACGTCAACGCCGCTCGCCCCGTACAGGTATAACAGAATTTTTGAAATGGTTTCATCTTCCGGATATTCCTGACGGGCGTTTTCCGGCCATTCCCGCCGGGCAAGCAGTTCCAGCGCGGCCTTGATGGCTGGGCGCGTCAGCCAGTAGCAGCAGCCGGCCCAGGCAAGCGGCACGCTGCACTGCATTCCCCCCGCTACTTTCCCGCGGTCTTTCAGGGACCGTATAATCTCCGCCGGGTCCATCAGCAACGTATCCGCGTCAATCTTGATAACCGGATCATCCCCCGGTATGTCCAGCATGCACCCCAGCATGCCGCGCACGCATTCCAGGCCGTTCAAATTCCCCCGGCGCGCAAAATAGGTGATTTTGTAGGATATATCGTTTCCCGCGGGGACTTGTGCCGGAAATAAAGGCTTCGCGGCATCATCAAATAAATAAAACTGGGCGGCCCGGTCAATGCTTCGTATCTGTTCCAGACACAGCCCCAGGCATTGGTGATCTTCTCGATAGCAAAATATGGCGTAGTTCATTGTTGTTTAGTTGATGGGTGAATATATTTGGGATGTTGTAATCCATTGCCCCTGCTGGATATAGATTTGTCCGTTTTCGTCCCGGTGCAGGCGTAAGGCGTGGTCAGTGTCGCAGGCCAACGCTGTCCAGGAATCGCTGATCATGGCTCCGTCCCCGCCGCCGGTCGTGTTGGACGTATCTACCACCAAATCAAGCTGGGTGCCTAATAACCCCAAGGCAATCGTTGTTCCGTCCGGCAAGGTGTGTGGCTCCTTGACATAATCCAGCACAACATACTTCCCATTTTTCCGCAAAGGGGCGCGAAAACTCAATTCTTCCGCGTCGCCTCCAGGAGTGACCACGAGGGACAATACCCCCGCCGTAGCATTGGACAATCCCACGGAAGCCCCTCCACCTAAATCATGAACGCTGGTATCTACCGTTAAATCAAGTTCCCCCTTCAATCCCTCAGGAGAGACGGACAAGTTTACAGGCCATTTCCCCGGCTTGGGAGAATCTGCCTCCGTTGAATCAATCTTGACCTGTAAAATCTGCGTATCAATGTCATTCCCGTTCTGATCCTTGTCCTTTTTCCATTCCAGGCCATCCCCAGGTTCCACTTTTTGGGCGGACAAAGACAGTTTTCCTTCTTCATCCTTAATGTTGACCGAGCCGTCAGAAGAACATAACAGTTTCAGCTTGTAAGGTTCTCCCTTGTTTTCGCCTTGCCCTCCCTGATCCCCTCCATTATCGCCTCCCTGATTTCCTTCGGAGTTCCCGCCGTCTTCCTTTTCTTCGTAAATCAAAGAGCATTGTCCGCTGGATGGCTCTTTCGCGTCCTCAATCAGAGCTGCGATCATCTGCTCCCTTTCATTTTCCGTCTCTATAATCTCTATCCCCTTACCGGCTTTCAACCCCAATTCATCAGGAGCAACCCCGCAATAAACCGCTCCCAGGGCATACTGTTTTACTGACACCAGAGACGGCAAATTACCATCCTCCGGCAAGGGTTCTTCAAGCTTCTCCACCTTCGCCAAAAGGAAGCAATAGGTGAATTCCTCTTCGGCTTCTTCATCATCCGGTTCCGCTACATACTGGAGCGGCTTGGAAGATCCTTTCGTTTCTTTCAGTTCGGCACTTGTAATGACGCCATCCCCGGTGCATTTCACTTCCAGCCAGATTTCCCCCTCTTCTTTCGGTGCCACCTCCCAGGTACCCCCTCCGCGCTGCGCCAGTTGCCCGGCTATGTAAATATCGCCCTTCTTAACATAGGCCATATCCGGCGCGCCTTCTTCATCCGTATCAACCACAACCCTCCAACCCTCATTCAGGGAACTTTGAGCATAATGAACATGGCCGCTCCACGCCTCATGATACTTCAAGACCTTTTCTCCGGCTTCATCCGTTTCTTCCTTGAATTCCCCAAGATAAATTCTGACCGCGCGCGCCAGCCCTATTTCCTCCGCCGTCACTTCCGCATACGTAATGCAATCATGGTTATCCGCGCTCCGCTCAAGATACAAAAATACCTTATCCCCTCCCTGCACGGACAAAAAAGGCGGTTCCTCCGCCTGATCCATCTTTTCCCCGTTAAGTTCCGGCTTAATGCGCCGCACGCCGCCCGGATGCACTTCAAAAACCATGCCGGGCCAGAAATACGCCTTATATCCCGCATCCCCCTTTTCCAGCCTCTTCAGCGTAAACGGCGTGCCTTCTCCTGCTTTGTTCCTCCCCCCCGTCGGCCTTATGGTTAATGACGTGCCGCCCAGCCCCCGGTTAAACGTGTAACCAACCCCGTTCTGCAAGCGGCAAGATTTGGCCAACTGCTCCAGTTCCCGGCACCCCTTAACCAGACGCCTCAACTTAGACGCGCTCAACTCTTCCCCTTGATTAAAAAACGGCCAGCTAATCATAAATCAATATAAATCAGAATCCCAGCCATCCGGACCGCTCAACCTCCAGGAAACCGTCTGACGCCAATTCCCGGTTCCCGTCCTGCGACCGCTCACGCCCTCTTTGATCCAATCATATTTTCCGCTTACCGCGGGCGCGCCGCTGCCCGGAGCCCCTTTTTTTCCGACCCCGGCCATGCTCAACGCCTGAACGGTAGAAGTGACGGAAAAAACCCCTCCGGGACACAAAAAACTAACCTGTCCTTTACGCATTTTTTCCATGGCCTTCTTCCCGGCCTCCGATTTCACAACATCCTCAATCACCTTATCCTCTTTCCCAAACGTATCTTTAGGAGAAGCCCCGGACGCCATAGCCATCAATGCGTCTTTTTCTTCCCCATCTATGTCCTGAAAGTTCGGATGCGTCAGCAACGGCTGTTCAGAGCAGGAATAATCCATGGAATATTCCACTTCCTCCCCTCCACCGAATTCAAAAGACGTTTCCCGCGGCAACTCGTAATAGAGCGTCACCCTCACCATATCCCCCTCCATTCCTTCCATGCTTATCTTTTTGAGCCTCAAAGCGGCATCATCAGGATAAGCGGACCCTATTGACGGGCACCGGGTATTCCAGCCCTCCTGATTGTCCGTGTAAACAATCCTCCCCACAGCCCTTACTTCCCCTTCATCCCCCCGTTCTATTTCCAGCGTCTTTTCATGCGTTTCCCGCTTCTTAATGTTAATTTTTCTTCCCATATTTATTATTCTCTCTCTATCATTTAGCGGCTATTTCAATATCCCAGCACGGCCGCCGTTTTCAGGGTTCCCCTCCGCCCCGCGCCCGTGTTTTTCACGATCTGCTGAAGCAAATTTGTCTGCTTCCTCGCTTCCGTAAGTTGCGGCATGCTCCCCATCATGGAGCGGCCCCCGCCGCCCACTTGCGCCAGACTGTCCGCTATGGGTCCGCTCCCTTCCTTCCGGTCCTTCCGCCGCTCCACCATATCCTCCAACCCGGCCATGCCGCGGGCACGCCTCATGGCCGTCTTCCTGTCTATCCCCAAGCCGCGCTGCTGGTCATAAATTTCCTTCATGCGCTCCGCCATCTTCAGCCGCCGCTCTTCCGCCTTGTTTCCCTCCGCCTGAGCTTTCAACAGGGCCATTTGCCGGCGGTATTCGCGCCCGGCCTGCGCCCGGTTCCGGTTCTGCTCCAGGGCGGCTATTTCACGGGCCGCCGCGCCGGCGCGGGCCTTGCTCATGCCATCCGCCTCATATTGGTTTTGCAGCTCCAGCACGCGCGCCTGCTCCTGCAACACGCGCAGCTTATCCTTCTGCCCGTGAATTTCCGCGCGCAGCAGGGCAGCCTGCTTCTGGTGTTTGGCTTCCGCCTTGTCCCATTCCTTATTCCGCTCCACTATTTCACGATCCACCTCTTCCACCTTGCCAAGCAATTCATACAGGCTCTTGATTCTGGATTCCACCCCCTCCAGATTCAACATGCCGTCCACGGCGTCCCCGCCATCCAGCAGGGCTTTCTGCTCCGCAATGGCCTTCTTGAGGCCCTCAATGCTCCCATATCCTCCCAGCAGGTCTTTTTTCCGGTCCTCCAGCCCCATTCCGCTGCGCCGCCTCTCCCTCTCTTCTTCCGCCCGGTCATAATCCAGGGATAACAATTCATCTTGTATTTCCCTGATTTTTTCCAGCGTCTTCTTCCGTGCCTCTTCCGTCTGCTGCCCGCGCTGCGCCGCCCGTTCCCGCGTCTCCGCCGCTTTCGCGTTCGCTTCCGCCACCTGCTGCAACTCCTTCCGCTCACGTTGCAACAGCACCAGCCTATCCTGCACCGCAACCGTCATTCTCCCCAGCGGATCTTCCGCCAGCAGGTCTTCTTCTTCGCGCTTCAGGCGTTTAATTTCAGCGTCATATTCATCCATGACGCGCCCCACGTCCAGCTTGCTGGACGCCTCCCCGGCCATCTTTTTGATCCGTTCATCAAAATCAACATTATCCCGGCCAAAATTTTTTTCCTTTTCCTGCACGTCTTTAGGCACATGGCCAAACGCATCAGATCCTACCCTATACAACTCCGATACAGCATAGGAAATAGCCGCAATGGCCGCCATAATGGCCGGCCCCTTCAGGGAAGCGGCCAAATCGGCCCCCATGCGCGCCCATGTGCGTTTCGCGGTCAACCCCACCGCCCGAACGGCTGAATCAAACCTCTTCATATTTCCCCCGGCCAGGCGCAATTCATTGTTGTAATCCACCCGGAAAGCCGCGGCCGCCGCCTGAATGGAACGCCCCACGGAAGAATTTGCCGCCATGCCTACAGCCTTCCACGCCCCCCAGGCCAGAATGCCGCTACGGATCATCTTTTCAACCCGGCCGCCTCCCGCGGCTACTGAAGCCAGGCCGCCCCCTACTGCGGAAACGATAGGCGCGGCCGCTTTCACAATCCCCCCCAGCAATTCACCCGTTTTCCTCAAGCCGCGCTCCACCTCCGGCCCATGACCGGCCCATGACGCGCCTATGGAGTCCATGGCATCCTTGATGCCGCTTGTTACCGGTTCCGCAAAAATACGGCTCAACGCTCCAACCTTGCCTTTCAGGGTCTCCACTCTGCTCTCTATATCCTGCGTATTTTTCTCCATCCCCCCCGCAAACTGCCCGCTGCCGGAACCCATGGATTTCAAAGCACTAAAAACTTGGCTAAATCCGACCTTCCCTTTAGACATCATATCCTTTAACTCCGCCCTCGTTTTTCCCGCCTGTTTTGCCATTTGCCCCATAACGTCAATACCGCTTAACGTAAATGGTTCTAATGTTTCCACATCCACCTTCCCCATTTGAAAAGCCTTGGAAAGCCGCGCCGCTACTGTTTCCAGACTGGCACCACCACCAGCCGCCACATTCCCAAGAGCCTCCAATGTACTTTTTAACTCGCTCGCCCTGCCGCCGCACCCAAGAAGCAACTGCGCCGCCCGTTGCGTTTCCGCCAGCCCGAATGGCGGCGTATCAGCAAAATCCACCACATCCCGCGCCGCTTCCGCCGCGCTTGACGCGCCGCCCGTGAATGCCTCCATGCGCCGGGTTACTCTCTCCAGGTCATCCCCGCCCGCCAGCATGGCGGAAAATTTGCCCCAGCCTGCCCGCAGGCCGTTAATGGCGGCCCCTACCCCCGTAATGGTGGCGCTCATATTGATAAGACCGGCATTCAGCCGTTTACACGCCTTCCGGCCCTCCTGATCCATGCCCTTCAGCCCCTTCACGGCCTCCCCCGTGCTTCCGCCCACGGCCCCCTGCAAGGCTTCGGACATGCCGCTTGCCGCTTTCCTGCTTTCCTCCGTTGCGGCAATAAAGCCGGAAGCGTCCCCGTCAATTTTAATAGTTGCCCCTTCGCTCATAATCGTTTTCCGTTGACTATTATTGTAAATGTTCTAAATTTAACCTATGGACTTCATTCTTTACGTCCTGAAAAGAATTCTTGCCGTTGCCTTTCTTGCGGGGGTATCGCTTGCCATCCTGTACCATGGCACTCCGTGGATTATTGCCTTTGTCCTCGTACTGCTCTACCTGCTTTTCCACGGCACCTCCACCCCTGCCAAAAAGTAGAGCAACCGGACTATTCCAGTTGCTCTATCTGTTCTCTCCACGCTTCCCGGGCCTGCTCCAGCACGTCCCCCACATGCCCGGAGGATTCCGTGTAGCAGCTCCACCGGCACGGCGTCGCGTCATAGCTCCAAACCGCATGCACGTACTGCACCAGCCGCGCCAGCGGAATTTCCCACAGAATTTCCCGTTCCGGCCAACCCGTCACACGCGCCACCGTCATCAGCATGGCCGCGCCCCAGGACGGCCACGCCCTAAAGGGTCCTCTTCATCCTCCCCTTCCGCCTCCGGAATCACCATCCCCGCCTGAATCACTTCTACATCCCCCAGCACGGCGCATTCCAGTTCCACCAAATCCCGGCCGGGAATGTTCATGGCAGCCGCTTCCACCAGAACGCGCCGTTCTTCCTCCGGCGCAAAAACCCCTTCCCTGACTTCCTCCCGGTCCCCCATGTGAACCCACAGGAATTCCGCCAGATAATAGACAATTTGCGCCTTGTCGGTTACGCCCAGGGCTTCCCACATGGACGGATGCCGCCCGTTTTCATCCGGGCCCAGGTTAATTTCCCCCAAGCGGCAGTAAGGATTTCCGATGCGCTGCAACTGCAACATGCTTCCCAGGGTCATGCACCGCAGCCGGTAGTTCTTCCAGCGGAATTCATTTCCCCCGATCAACGCCGCTTCCGTCAGGGCGCGCCTTTCCTGTTCCTGTAGTTCCATCTTTCTTGCTTTTTTGGTTGTCAATTAAGTTAGATTAAAGGCCGGCCGCCAAGAAAACCCTCCGCCACGCCCTGCCAATACGGATCCGCATCCAACCGCACCAGGGCCTTCCTTTTCCCCTTGCGGATGACGGCAAGCGGCACCTGGCTTTTCACAAAATCCAACAACCGCTTGTAATTGTGGAACGCGCACGCCACGTAAGCCAGCGGGCTTTCATTTTCCGGGTCAGTCAGCCAATTCTTATCCCCGAAAAGCTTGATTACTTCCTCCGTCCTAAACCTTCCGTCTTCGCTTTTCGGCTCAAATTGCCAGGTAATTACCCCGCCCGGCGCGGAAAGGCGCGCGCCGCTGCCTATCAGCACGCTTCCGGACGTGCATTTCATGCTTACCCCCAGCGTCAGCAGCAACGCGGCAAGCATGGTGTTTTCCGTTTCGTATCTGGATGCGTTTTCCGTGAAAACAACCACATCACTTTCCAGCTTTTTATTGTCTGCGGCATTCATCAATCTTACTATCTGACTTTTTTATTCAGGCTTCAGGAGACGGCGGAGGCCCCGAACCCGTAAACAGTTCCGCTCACGTCCATCTTCTGCGCGTCCGTATTCTTCAGGTTGTGCTTGACGCCCTTCAGGAAAACGGTAGTGGCGGAAGGAGTTTCATTCCAAATATCCGGAATTTCATTGGCAAGGGTCAAAGACGCTCCCATTTTCAACGACGCCGCCCCCGTGGTAAGGATTGCGCCGGACATGGAAAAGGAAAGCTCTTCATCAATGATAAGCACTCCGCACTTTTTCCCCTTGTTATCCTTTTGTTCATAAATTTCCTGTTGGCCGTCAAAATCGATCGACTCAACAAAAATTCCTTTTTCCGGTTCGTCAATCCCGTGCTTCGGGACATCTCCAATATGTGCAGGCATAATCAAATTCCTTTCGTGTTAAAATTCATCTATCTACCCTTCAGGAGCTTTTTCAAAACTGCACGGGCACCGTCATTTTCCACGTCACCGCAAACGCGCCTTCCTCCGCCGCCGCATCCTGCGCGGGCCCCAGCCTTACCTTGCCTATGACCAGGAAATTCCGATAGGGCCGCGGGCTCTCCACGGCATTCAGCCCGGCGCGGTCCACTTCCTTCAGCCGCTCTTCCATCCACGCCTGCAACATCCGTATTTCATCCGCCGTCCGGTCATTGGCGTCCAAATGCAAATCCACGGATATTCCGGCGTGATACGTACAGTACCCGGCCACAATTTCCTCCATTTCCGCCGCCTGGAACAACGCATATTCCTTCCCTTCCCGGTCTTCGTCCACCGCCATCTTCAACGGCACCGGGAACCCGTCCGGAATCCCCCGTTCCGTGTTCCCCCTGTCTTCCTGAAAACGCGCCTCCAGGCACGCAATCGCCGCCTTAATCAAACAATCTGCCTGTGTCATCATGAATTAAGCTCCTTTTTCAACTTGGCCACATACCCCTTGATTACCTTCCGCATATCCCGGCCCGCAGAATTCAGCGCATACGCCGCCACGCGGGAAAGCTGCCCCCGGTCAGGATATTCCGGGCAATTCTCCATCTCAAACCGCACCCGGCCGCCCTGAACCGTCAAAGAAGCCGCGCCGTCATAATGGGAGGCGTGCCGCGCGATCCACGCGGGCACCTTCTTCAGCCCGGCCACCTGCGCGCCCCGCAGCCACCCGGCCGCCATCCTCCCCACGTGCCGCCGCCGCTCCGCCAAAGCCCTTCGCACGTCTCCCGCCTGCGCCACTCCCGGAGACATCAGGCCGCCGCCCTTCAGCACGCGCACGCTGCTTTTCCGGCCCATTTTCAGCAGGGTATGGCTCCGCAAAAACGCATCCGCGGAAACGGTGGCCATGCCCTTAAACTTTTTCCCGCGCACCCCCAGCAACACCCCGCCGCGCTTCTTCCGGGGGTAAGCATAGGGCACCGGCCTTCCATCCTCACCGCGCTTCATCCTCACATCCGTTTCCAACGGATCCCCGCCAATATCCCGCGCAATATGTTCCTCCAACGCTCTTTTTCCGTTTCCGCCATTCTTCAGGCTGTTTGGCGGCGTGGTGCGTATGGCCTTGCTCGCTGCCCGCTTGGCATATTCAAGGGTCAACTCCCGGATGCCGTCAGCCCCCACCTTCTTCACCTCCGCCAGCCTTTTCAGCACGCGGGAAATATCCACTTTATACCTGACTTGCGCCATTCGCCACCCTTCCGGCTATACTTCGGACAACTCCAGCACCAGAGCCACGTCTCCGGCCCAGTCCCGCACCCGCGCAATGCGGAAGGCCCTACCGCTTCGGACCGCCACCACCTTCCGCCCGGCCGCGGGAACGCCCTTCAACGCCTTCCGACGCACGCGCAGGGACGTTTGCACCTTGCACACCCGGCCGCCAAGCTCCACCTCATACCAGCCTTCCAGCGGCGCAAAAACGCCCCGGCATTCCTGACCGTCCACCATCACGCGCTCCCCCCAGGCTTCTTCCTGCTCATGATCCCCAAGGTCCAGCAATTTTTTTATTTCCCCTGCTAAACTCATATCCGTTCAATAAAAACCGGCGCACGGAATTGACACCCCGCGCGCCGGTCCTTTGCTCTCTTTTATCCCATGATTCCGCCAAAAAACCGTCAGGCCCCTTCCTCTTCAGTCGGCCCTGTTTCTTCCCCGCCGCCGTCCTCAACGCTTTCACCTTCCGCCGCCGTCTCCGGAGCTGCGCCGGAAAGCTGTCGCAAATGGTTCTTGTTGCCCACCGCCACGCCGGCCAAAAGCTCCGCGGAAATGTAAACCGTTTCCGTTCCCTGGTCAGGCCAGCACTTCAGCAGCAGGGAAATCCCCAGCTTAGGAGATTCCACCACCTGCGTTTCCAAATTCAGCTTCGGATCAATGTTCGGAAGACGGACGGCAACGGCCAGCGCGTCCGGCCGCGTCGCAAAACCAACCCCGGCATTCCCGGCAAGCACGTTCACCCCTTCCACGTAGTGAATTCCCCCCGGAATGGAATATGCCCCGTCCGCCAGGTTAAGAGCAAGCGCATTCGTGGGAATCAGCCTGGAATAATACATCCGGTCCAAATAAACGGCATCCGCGCCATTAGTCATGGACGGCCAAATCACATCCGCCATCATTTCCGGTTTGAACCCGGCCCGCGGGCCAATATTCACCACTTCCGCCCCGGAATCGGCTATGGCGGCCATCAGGTCCTTCCAAAACGCCTTGGCGACCGTCCGCACAAGCGTTTGCACCTTATTCGCAAGCTGCACCCCGCTTTTCCTTTCCTTATAGGACAGGCCAGCCGGACGGGAATAACGGTTCAGCGTCACGGAAACGGAGCTGGTTTTCAGCTCGCTTTGATTCCAGTCTTCCGTATTTTTCAACGCCTCCCCGGCTCCGTCAATCACTTCCACCTTGACGGAATCGCCGTCCGTCTTGAACTCGCCGGACACGTCCAGAGAAAACCGGCTGATTGAAGCCAATTCTTCTTCCAGGGTGGCAATAGCCGCCTGTGAAACAATGGTCCAGTTCAGAGCGGCGACATCATTTCCTTCCATCACGGCATTCCGCGGAATGTTCATCAATGTTTTTTTGTTCATATTTTATTTATGTTTGCGTTTTGTTAGTAAAAATCTATCTATGGCGGCCAAGATGCTATTTCCCCGGCTGCTCCGCCAGCCGCGCGGCCTCCTGCGGATGCCCCATAATCCATTCCAGCGCATCCTGCGCGGCCATCTCCCTCAGCTTTTCGTTCGTCATGGCAGGTTCTTTCTTTCCGTGCTCTTCCGTGGCTCCCTCCGCGGGCGGCAACCCTACCGGAGCAACCCCCATAGCCGCCATTTCCCGCACAACGGCCTCCTTCACGCGTTGCTCAAATTCCCGCTCGTGCGCCTCCATCACGCGCGCCTGCTGCCCCTGCATGCCCCGGAACCCGTCATTTTCCGCCGCCAGCCTTTCGTTTTCGGCCACCAGCCGGGCAACTTCCCGTTCCAGTTCCTCCACGCTGTTTTTCCCGGCAAGCCCCACGGCGGCCATCATGCGGCGCAATACCGTGTAATTCTGCGGCGGCCCTCCCTTCTCTTCTTCGTCAGGGTCTTCCTCTTCCCCGCCGCCGTCCTCTTCTTTCCCCGGCGCGGCCGTTTCCTTTTGGCCGGACTCCGCAGCGGACGGAGAAATCACTTCGTCACACCAGCCTTCCTTCACGGCCGTTTCCGCGTTCATCCACGTCTCCGCGTTCAGCACGGCCAGCACGTCTTCCGGGCTCTTTCCGGTACGCCCCGCGTAAATGCCTGTCACTTGCCCTTCCGCGTCCTTCAGATCCGCCGCGTAAGCCTCAATCTCTTCCACCGTCCCCACCGCGCACCCGCGCGCCCGGTGGACCATATAACGGGAATTTTCCGAAATCAGCACACGGCCCGCCGCACAGGCAATCAGCGTCGCGGCGGAAGCGGCTACCCCGTAAATTTTGGCCGTCACCTCCATCCCGCACCCCTTGATAATGTCGTAAATCCCGGACGCCTCAAACAAATTGCCGCCCATGGAATTCAGGATGACTTCAAACTTCGTGCACCCCTCCGCCTTCAGCTCTTCAAGGTGCTTCGTAAATTCGTCAACCGTGGCATTGCCGTAACCGATATAACCGGAAATGGTAGCCACCCCTACCTTCTCTTCCGCCTCCATGATGCGGGAAAAGGCAAGCATGCCCGTTTTTTTCTGTTCACCGGCACCGCCTTCCAGCCGTGCCGCCATCTGCGCAAAAACAATCTTATTCATCACTTATTACTGTTCTGTACCCTTCAGGAGCTTTTTCAAAATTGCTATTCATGGGGATGCAAGCCATCTTCCTCTTCCCCGCCGCCCGTTCCCGGCTCTTCATCTTCCGGTTTCTCCGCCGCCGCGGCTACCCCGCCGCGGTTCGCTCCCGGAATCACCTCTTGCAGGGTCAGTCCGTTCCGGGCGCAGGCTTCTTTAGCCATCTTCAAATTCCGTATCTTGTTATTCACGATTTCCTCAAACGTGCATCCGTAATTGGCAAGGCACCAGCCATCCTGATCCGCCAGAGCGGAATCCACCAGGTTAATCATCAGATTCCCTTCCCGGCCCAGGTCAATAGTCATGTCGCTCATGGGCGTCCACAGGCACCGCACCCAATGCGGATCCCGGCACAAGCGCAGCCGTCCCAGGGCCATTTCCCGCGCCAGCATGAAACGCCACACCCGCACGCACCACATTTGCCTGTAGGCATGCCTGATTTTCAGCCAACGCTTCAGCTTCTGCATCACAAACCGGATGCCGCCGCTTCCCAACTTGTCAGGCTCCCACAGCAACGCCGGAGAAAGCCCGATGCCATAAGCCACCTCATCCATCAAATGCTTCAGCAACGCCATCACATTAGGAGACGGCCTGTTATCCGTCAGCACCTTCAAATCCCGGCCGGGCGGAAGCTGGTGGACAGTAGGCCCCCCTAACACCTGCTCCACCCTGCGCCCGTCCGGCCCCACGGACACCTTGCCCACGGTCCCCATGCCCGGCCGTTTCTCCGCGTCCCCCGTTTCTACCAGCCCAACGGAGGCGGCCAGCTTGGCAGACTGCTTGACATACCCCACAATATCCGCCTCATCATGCAAATTCCGGATAGCGCGGTGCAAATCGGACAGGCCGCGCGGCTTCCCTCCGCCCATGTTGTGCCGGTACAAAATAGCATCACGGGCCGGAATCACCGTCACCTCCCCCTTGTCCGGATGCCGCAGCCCGTAAGCCGCCGTCCTCCCGTTTTTATCCCGCATCACGCCGCAATTCCACGCCTGCCCCCCATCAGCCGGAGATTGCACTTGCGGAGCCTCGTAAAACGCGAACGCCCCGCCGTCATCCGGCCCGCTGGTCAGTACCGTCAGCATATCGCCGTCAATCACGCGCTGCCGCTCGCTCCATATCTGCGCCGTAAAAAAATTCAGCTCTCCGCGGGCGTCAAACAATTCCGGATTCACGGCCCGATTCATAAAAATCTGGTCCGCCTCATGATTCCAGTCTTCATCCGCCGTGCAGGCATGGGGCACCAGCCAGCCCAGCAACTCCACCACATCCGCCACGGCCTTCCCGGCAAGCCCGGAATTCGCTTCCAGATTCCGCGCATTCCGCCAAACCCGGTCCAGCGTCCAGGAATCCACTTCAAACCGGCTGTCCAGCGTAGGCCAGTATAACACGCTGGAGCCTCCGAACTGCAACGCGGCCGCATACCCTCCCCACATCTCCCTCCGCGCCGTTTCCGGTTCCCGGTTCATCTTCACCCGCGCGCCATGACCGCGGCGCGCCCCGGCATACACCTTCCTTCTGTTCCTGCCCATGGTCAAAAGCGTGTTATGGTATGGTCAAACCGCACTTCCCGCACGCCGTCATCCGCGGCGGCCAGGCCGGAAAAATCCCCTTCCTCCATCTTCTTGACCGTGATTGCCTCCTGCAAGCAGGCTATATGGTCCTTTAAATTCATGGTCTCCTGCGCGGTGTAGGACGTTCCGCCGCCTGTGGAGGCCCCGGTTATTTCCTTGCGCCCTTCCAGAATCGCCAGCTTTTCCCGCAGCATTCCCTGCAAATCCGGCAAATCATAATTTTCCACATAAGCCTGTACAATGGGATTCATACCCTTCAGGAGCTTTTTCAAAAACCCGCTATCATTCGCACCCGGCCGCCTTCAGCCTCTCCAGCACGTCATTCTTCCGGTACTCCTTCATTCTGCTTCCTTTCTTCAATCGCGTTCATTTCTTCCGCGTAAAAATCCCCGCGCCGCACCCACCAGGACACCTGCCCGATTTTTACGCAGTCTCCATAATGGTCATTCGGCAGCTTCCGCCATTGCGCCAGGCCGCCGCCCCTTGGCTTCTCAAGCTGCTGCCCGGACAATCCGGCCAGCAAATCCTGATCCGCATCTTCCGGCAAATGCAGGGCCGGAGCCGCCCCTTTCTGGATGCGCCCCGCGTAAAGCTCCATTTTGGCGGTGCGGTCCACGTACAAATAAAGCTCCAGCCCCGGATGCGACTTCACTTCGCTAACATTCCAGCTTCCGAAATTCGCGCCGCTCCCCTTCGTAGGCCATAGCTTGCCGTAATACTTATAGCACTCGTCATAAACCTTCTGCGCCCAATCCCCGGAATCAATCAGCCCAAAATCAGGACGCACCCCGCCCCACTCCAGGCTTTCAAAATGGGCCCCTATGCCCGGCGTCGCGTCCGTCGTGCTGATGCCCAGCAGGGTCCCCCAATCAACCACCCATGTTTCCCCGCCGCGCCCTATCGCCTGCGCCACCCAGTGAGTTTGATTCTGGCCGGGGTCATAGGACACTACCAGATAATAATAATGCCGCGGCAACTCTCCGCGCCGGCACACACCGCGCAGCCCCCGCACGCTGTCATCCCCCACCTTGATTTCATACTGTGTAAACGGCAACGCCTCCCAGCCGTTCCGGAAATTGTGCAGGGCCACCTGCCGGAACAGGTCATTTTGAGCCACGATGAACTTCCGCGCCATCTGCCCCCATGTCACAAACGGGGAATAAAGGGAATTCAGGTGATACCCCCGCCGCGCGCGGGAGGCGTTCGGATTCGTCGGCCGCCACTCCCCCTTTTCCATCATCCCAATCTTCTCCCAATCCTCCACCCGGCCCTCGCAATGCGGGCACACGTAAAACGTATGATCCTGCACCCAATCCGCCAGCGCATCCCCTTCCAGATCCTCCCGCCTTTCCCATTGCACCGTATTCCGGCTAAACTCCAGGGGCATCATTTCCCCGCAGCGCGGACACGGCACATAAAACTTCCTCATGTCCGTGGTAATAAAATTTTGCCAAAAATAAGAATCTTCGGAAGAAGGCGTGGACGCATGCAGAATCTGATACCGGTGAAAGCCCTTCGCGCGCTCTTCAATCAGGTCCACCGGGTGCGCTTCTTCCTTATTCTCATGCTTATACTTCGCTTCCTCGTCCATCACGCAGCGCATAATGGGCCTGCTGGACAAATTGCCCGGCTCTGACACCCCAACCATGTAAAGCTCCATGGAATCCAGGCGCATTTCCGCCGCCGTAAAGGCGTCAGGGTCACGCCGCTTATGCCGCGCCAGCACATCATTCTTGGATATAAGCGGCTGGAGCCGCGCCCGTGAAAACGACCTGGCAAGAATTTCCGTAGGCAACGCCCACAACATGGGCGCGGGGTCATTGTCAATGAAATACGCCGCCGCAATCAACAGCGAAACCGTCTTGCCGGACTGCGTGCCGAAGCACCAGTAAATATGCTGCAACCCCTCTTCCCTGATGCTTTCCAGCGGTTCCCGCATATACGGCATGCGCGCCGTGGAAAACCGCCCCGGCGCGTTCGGTGAAGTCTCCCGCGGCAGGACCAGGCATCTTTCCGCCCACTCCACCACGCCCGGCTTCTCATGAATCTTCAACTTGCTAAACATGATTCAACAATCCGTTTATTTCCGCGTTCAGGTCATCAATCTTCCTGTTCCACTCCCGCGCCCATTCGTCCCAGGCTTCATAAAAACGCGGCCGCCCGGCCGCCTCCAGCCGGGAACCGATAAAGTCCCTCTGCTGCGCCATCAGCTCCGCCAGCGGCGCAACGCCCCGCGTTCGCATCTCGTGAAACACATGGACCGGCACCAGACTTCCGGCCGCCTCCTGAAGCCTCTGCTCATGCAGGCCGGCCCGCTCCCAATTCGCGCGCGCTTCGCGCACGGCACGGGTGAACGACGCAATCAGCCCCACGTCACCGGACCGGGCGGCCGTTTCCAGTTGCTCTTCCATCCTCTTCAAAATCTGCCATGCGCTTTCCTTCGCCTCCCCGGCCCGCGCCAAATCGGACGCTCCGCCCATGGGCGCGCCCTCTCCGCCGCCTCCGGCCGCTTCCGCGGAGGACGGCGGAAACTGCGCCGCCAGAAAAGCCCTCCATGCCGGGGAATCCTTGGCCGCTTCTATCTGCGCCCAACGCAAAGACTTTCCATTCTTCTCCGCGAAAGCCTTCTTCAACGCGCCGTTTACTCTGTCTCTCTTCTGTCCCATATCACGAATACATGAGAAAGCGAACGCCCGGAAAGCCGGACAAGCCCCAGCTGGAGCCTGCATGCTCCCGGAGCCCCAGCGACCCGGCAAATGCTCGTCTCATTCACCGGGGGAAGCCTCCCGCGCCGCGCTACTCTTCTCCGCCGTGCACCTATTCACGACGGCGGGCGTTCGCTCTCTCTACTATTAAGCGAAATTTTCAAAAACGAAAAAATGCCCTCCAAATCAGCCGCTTTCCCCCGTCCGCCGCCCGGAAGACGAAAAAAACGCCGCCATCCGTCCGCTTTTGCGAAAAAACCGCAGACCCACGCGAACAAAAACACGGCCATCCCCCTTCATGGTGCGCTAAAAAAATCCCTTCATGAACACTCCCGCTTTTCCCTGTGTCCGCCGAACTCCGCGATCAGGGCCCCTCAATTAAAAGATTCCTTGCCGCCATGCCGGCCCTGCCCTGCGTGCCGTTCGCTCCCTTGCCCCGTGTTTTCTTTTCGGAATCTTTTTTATATATCATTCTTCTATCCGTTATTATCCGGTAATAAGTACGCAAGTACGCTATAAGATACATATTCATCTTATCATCAACCGCTTATTCCCTGCGCCGTCATCCTTGACCACGTTTCAAAAACGCGCCGTTATCTGCCCCCGCTCCGGCCTGTTCCACCTTGCGAAGCACTCTTCAAAACCCCATACCCCCTTTCAATCCGCACAAAAGCGCGCCGTTCTCGGACAGGAACGACGCTTCCCAAATCTAAAATGAAAGTGTGAAAACGCCTTAAAAACGGACAAGGGGAAGAAGGCGGGAGAAAGGGAAGAACGGCACGCGGCAACGACGCGGAAGAACACGAAAAAAGGCGTCATGAACTGCTCATGACGCCGGAAAGAATAGAGAAACTGGCATCGCGTACGGGACTCGAACCCGTGTTGCCCGCGTGAAAGGCGGGAGTCCTGGACCGCTAGACGAACGCGACATTAGGTTTGCAGGGACTGCACAAGGGAGTAAACACCGTCGGAAGCCAAAAGGCAAGAACTATTTGAGCAGAAAGAGAAAAAAGGCCAGCTTCAGAGAGTCATCCAAACTCATTCATCCGTAACAAACTCCTATCTGGAATCTTCATATTTCTAAATTGAGAAATATTTTCCTTGCTTGATTTTCTAAAAAAGGTAATATCGAAACATGAGCAGCAAGAAAAAGCTTCTGGAAAAAATCATGAACCCTGACAAAACAGGGAACGTCACTTTTGAAGAAGCAACCAAATTGCTCTCCCATCTCCATTTTCAATTCAGGCAAACTGGAGGTTCCCATATGGTCGCCTGGCATGAAAAGATCCCAGAGATTATTAACATCCAACCCGGCCCCAATGGAAAAGCCAAACCCTATCAGCTCAAACAGATAAGAACCATTATCAACCAATACAACCTCCATAAAACGCTATGACCCCGCACTACACGATCAACATCGAATGGAGCGATGAAGATGCCTCTTTCATCGCCACCGTCCCCCAGCTTCCCGGCTGCATGGCGGACGGCCCTACAGAAGAAGCTGCCCTGGCGGAAGCCAAGCGCGCTATTCAGGACTGGCTGGAAACGGCCCGCGCCATCAACCGCCCCATTCCCCTTCCTCCCCCTACTATTGAAAGCCTGGCCCGCGCCTCCGCCCTGCTCAATAAATCGGCCATAGCCCGGCTCATTGGCTTGGAACAACGTACCCTGAATGCCCGTATCAAAAACCGGACGCCCCTCACTCCAAAGGAAGCGGAACGTCTTCAGAGTGCGTTGCAGGATAACAATCTTGCCCTCATCTGACTTGTCACACCAGCTTTTTCCCACAAGCCCATGGCTCCGGCCATGGGCTTTTTATGTTTCCCCCTTCACTCTGCTTGGCCAGCATCAATTCTAACATTATAAAAAAAACTTGTCCGCACCTTCAAAATTAAGCTAAATATAGGATATTTCACCAATGAACACTACTTGTCCAAACTGTAACAATAATATCACCTGCCCGGATCACTATGTCGGCAAGCCCTGCATTTGCCCGCACTGCCAGCACAGTTTCACGGCTATTCCTACCGTCATCAGCCAGACAGCCCCCAATTCCAAAAAGGGAAAGGATAAAGCCTCTGAACAGGAATCCGCCCTTTCCCTTGCCACCGGAACGGCCAATGTCTGCATCTTTTTTGCGGTATTAACCTTCATCGGAACTCTTATCACCGGCATCCGCACTTATCCAGTACCGGAAATATCCCGCATACCTCTGGCCGGATTTGGCCTTATTATCCTGCTTGCCCTTCTTCTCTCCATGGGGTGGCTTGTTGCTGCCAGCATCATCAAGCTTCTTGTCTGTATCGTCAAAAAATAACATTATGAGTAAAATAAAATATTTAAAAGTTTCTTCCTTGAGACTTCACGATGAAAACCCAAGGTTGAAAGATCGTACGCCCGGAAGGACACAGAAGCAACTGGCCAAAGAGCTTATCCATTATAAAATAAAAAATTTCCGGGAGCTAATGAAAAGTATCCGGGAAGGTTATACAGATGCAAATGTTATTACAGTAGAAAAAGTTAAGAACAGATATATAGTCAAAGACGGAAATAGGAGAACAACTATTCTTAAGCTTTTGCACGGCCATCTCTCTCCAGACGGACTAGACTTACCTTCTGATTGCATCAATATGATCAATAGCATTGATGCAACATGGAAACAAAAATATGACACCGTACCATGCTGGCAAGCTAACACTTCTGAAGAAGAAAACCAATACATAGAAAGAGAGCACGTCTCCAGTATTCCTGCCTCTACGAGCGACTGGGGCATCATTCAGAGAACCATAAAAAAAGGGCCTTCTTCTCCTTTATGGTACCATGCCCAACTCGCACTAAAATTTCAGAAAAATTCACATATTCCTATAGACTCTAAGTACAAGGAAAAATGGGAATCGGACTATCCGCTAACACTGCTTCAAGAAGCTTTTAATAAAGGATTAACGGAAGTCTTAGGAATGTCTATTGAAGAAGTTGAAAAGAAATACCCCAGTAATATCCCTCTAGAATTAAAAATATCTCTAGACCATTTATTCTATGATCTGGGTATAGAAAAAAACCCCAAACTTCATGAAAACGACCCAGCTCTTACATTTGATGACGTTCGAAAACAAACTTTTAAAGAAGAAATTCTCATTGGACGTTATCATCTTCAACATATTTCTACATATTCGGGAGATATAGAAACGTCTGCCGACGGGACAGACGGTGAACCTGATGGAACTGGCGGTGGAACTGGCGGTGGAACTGGCGGTGGAACTGGCGGTGGAACTGGTGGAACTGGTGGAACTGGTGGAACTGGTGGAACTGGCGGAACTGGCGGTGGAACTGGAACTCGCCCCACGCCTCCCCATAATACCCCACAGGCTCTAAAAAAGCATCTCAAAACACTACGCATTACTTCTGTAGAAGCATCAAAACTCGCCACTATAAAACAAGAATTGCTAAAGTTGAAAACAGAAACCCCTCTAGCTTATATTGTGCTTTGGCGTTGCTTCATTGAATTAACAGTTAAAATCTTCTGTGAAAAACATGATATTCCAACATGCCAAACGCAGAACGAGGAGAGGATCAGGGATATTAACTTACGAACCCTGCTCCTGAAAGCTCAAGACTATCTATCGTCAAAAAGGCTACTCACCCGGGAACCAAAAGATGCCTTTATCAATTTAACTGCACAAAGAGAAGCCCCCCAATCATCAAGGGGAGAATCAGATTACTCCATAGAGAGCATGAACAACTACACACACCGTATCTTTGATCATCCCACAATGGAAGTAGTTTACACAACATTTTATAAAACTCTAGCAGCAGTAAAACTCATGCTTGAACATCTTGAGCCGCCACAGCAGCCCTGATGCACTCCAAAGAAGGGATCTGGGGCATTTGCACCCCAGGTCCCAAAATAAATAATTCCTTGCCCATCGTTTTCTTACGTGCGCTATACTGCAAATCAAACGTAAATTGGCGGCAAGTGGAATAAAGCTTCATAATTTCAGGTTCAGCATCATAGGAAACTACCCAAGGAATGCCTACTTCCCTTTGCAGAACATGCGCTACTTCAGCATGATCCCCATGTCCATAGGCATTCATATATAACTGCTGCCCCTTGTGATAATAAGGAGGGTCACAATACAAAAAGACCTTTTTCCCAACATGGGGCACGTCCTCCCGTAATAAACTTACGGCATCCTTGCAACATACCGTGATTCTATCCTGATACCACGCAAATTCCTGAGCTAACCTGGCTAAACGTTTGCGTGGAAAACGGGCATCCATTTTATAATTTCCCTTCTGTTCATATCCACCAATCACGCCCCCAGCAATTACTCCTGAAAAATTAGTACGATTCAAATAGAACAGAGAAAAACCTACCTCAAACTGATCATAAACATGGGGAGTTCTTATAACCTCTCTTCTTCTCTTCCACTCTTCCATATTCAGGGGAACGGTCATCACCAGTTCAGCAAATCTTACTGGATCAGATAATAAGGCTCTCCAAAAAGCACATAGCCTATTACATTTATCATTCAATACTACTTTATCTACCAATCCATTAAATAACAACTCCATAGCTACGCCTCCCCCACCAGCATAAGGTTCTACATACACTCCACCTTTCAGTCCGTTAACATCCAATAACTCGGCAATAAACGGAGCCAACTTTCGCTTTCCTCCTGGGTATCGCAGCAATGTTTTGGGGGTTGTTATAACCATCTTTAAGAAATATTAATTAATTACACCTGTAAGTCAATACCTGTACACCCGTCTCTCTGGCCCCCTCCCAACTCTTCCTACACTATCATCACGCTCTTACCCGGACAGTTACATTAGCCAAGGACTGCAACACCTCCCTAGCCCATTCTTCAACTGTAAGCCCACGGCGTTCCGCCTCTGCTTTTACAACAGCATACTGTTCCGGGGAAAACTCTAAAACAACTTGTGTAGATATGTTCTGAAGAACTTCTTTTTCATTATCTTCTCTTATGAGTTTCTCTATAAAGTTCTTATGACCTTTAGGAATCTGTCTTGCAACAGACAACCAAGAATACACCGTTTGTCTTGATACTCCTAACTGATCCGCAAGCCAGTCAACTTTTCTCCCTTTGCTCCGTAGCCAATTTTTTACGGTTTGCTTAAAATCTTCCATGAGCAAACATTTTCACAAATGTGAAAACCAATCAATCCTTTTTTTACTTATTTTTCACATATGAGAGATTTATAGGTTGACATATTTTTACATATGTGAAAATGTGCGCGTATGGACAACACAATAACTCCCACCAGCAGACAGGGCACTACGGAAAAGGTACTGGTCTATACCGACATATCCGCGGCAGACGCCGAAAAGCTCGACGTCATCACCCAGGCAAGCGCGGTGCCGAAAGGCATCATCCTTGCAAACCTGGTCTATCTCCAATCCCTGAAATTCCAGCAGGCCAAACAACCCACCCCTGCCGCCTGACCTCAACCAAACCATCAAAGAAAAAAAACATGAACACCATCACACACTCCATCAAAACGCCAAGCCTTACGGAATTTGATTTAGCTCCCTATACCGGGAAAGCCATTCAATACATTTGCCTGGACGAACAGGATCTATCCAAACTCTCAAATCAAGGATTCATCCACACCACCCACTCCCCCATCATCAAACTTGAACAAACAACGCCGCTCCTGCTTTACGTAAGAATGTTTCATCAAACAAAAAAAACAGCGGCTACCGTCCATGCGATAGCCGCCACAAAAAACACTCTTTACTTAGGTATTATTGTTCCTCCTTCAACTCTTCAAGAGCCCCACAAACAGAATTAAACCCGTTTTCCATGGTTTCTTTTAGAGAAAGGCTGGCTGCTTCAAGCACACTCATTCCATTAGTGCAGGCATTACCTCCACCCATTCTTTCCAGAGCTATAGCTATTGCCCCCAACTTTTCATTAATACATTTCAGAGTATGAACCAACTCCTTAACATCCTGAGACGTAACACATGATTTATCCATAGACTTTCATATTATCCAAAACAAAAAAACAAGCAATCTTAAAACGCGCCGCCCATATCAAAAAAAGGAAGTCTCTTTATCCATAGAACCCACAAGGGTTGGACTTGGAGTTATACACTCCCGGCGCACCTAACAATAAACACACCATGAATAAACAACGCCGCCTGACGGAAGGAATCAAAAAATTTGCCCGGCCTCAATTCATCTTCCGGTACATGTCAGGCCCCGGTCATGTGCATCCGCTGGAAGCTCCCTGCGTTACCGTCTGCACACAGAAAAACCTGTATCTTGCGGCCGGAAAATTCATGGATAACTATTACGGCCAGGGTTACGCCACTTCCATTCATGCGCCCGTGGGAACCCTTTGCACCAAACAGCAGAAATATCCGGTCACGGCCATCTTCATGGCTTCCTACTATTCCGGAGGCGGCCAGATCTCCGCAACGGAAGCTCCATGCCCTGCTCTCACCACGGTTCCTAAACCGCGCGTTGTCCAATGCCAATTTCTGGATCAGCAATTCGGCAAAAGCAAACCGGCATCATTAAACCGGCCCAGCCCGGCCATCATGACCAATTCGCATTACTCCGTCACCACGGCATCCTTCATCCGCGCCATGATGCGCCCCGGAGTTAAAGGGCTTGTGTACCCGCTGGACAAGCCTATGAAAACCCTGCTCACAAGGGATTATTTTTACCTGGACACATGCCGTTACACCGGATGCCCCAATTACAGCCAGGACGCCCCAGGAGACACGGAAGCCATGCTGACCCTCAAACGGGCCATGCGGGAAAGGGGCATTGCGGATATTTGCATGCGCCCGCTCTCCATCCGTGAATGCCTCCGCGTCATGGGATTCCCTGAAGATTACAAACTTTGCGGCACGCAAACCCAGCAAAGGAAATTCATAGGGAACGCCGTAGAAGTCCACATGGCCTATGAAATGGCTCTGTCCCTGCACAACGCCCTGAAGAATCAATACACCCTCAACCAGAAAACCGCTTAATCAAATATCACTATGAAAGCTCCGGCCAAAAGAAGGAAATACGGCCTTAACGTATGGAAAGCCCACTTAAAAATTGACGCCATGCACATTGAAGCAATGTATGACGGCTCCATAGTCAAGGATATATGCACCGGCTCCATCGGCAACAACTGGAAGGAAATTAAAAGAAAAATACTCAACCGGAAAAGAAGGGAAAAATGAAGCTGACACCTGAACAGAAATCGATCCTGGCCTATGGAGAAACCCGCGGCATCCTGAAAGAGCGGAAAAGCTTAATGCGTTTCACGGAAGGCTCCGGGGAATGCAGCGATTATCACGGAGAGCCACGGATGATGTACGGCGTTGAAGAAGCCATCCGTGACGCATGGCAGAAGCGGGCCGCACGCCGGGCGTGGAATCCTCCGGAAGGCAGGACATGCGGAAATTGCGAAAACGGATACAATTATCACCGCTCTTCTCCATGCTGGAAATGCTTGCGCAACGCCGCCGCGGAACATTATCAGTTCCTGTTCCTACAAGACAACTGGGAGCCAAGAAAGGAGGCTAGCAATGATTAACATCCTCTTATCCGTCAGGCGGCCTTTCTCCGAGAAAATTTTGTCCGGGGAAAAGAAATGGGAACTGCGGAAAACCAAACCCATCTTTAGACGGTGCGGCCCTGTAACGCTGTGGTTCTATGAATCCGGCAAGGACGGGGAACGGGCTATTATCGGCAAGTGCCAGTTAAAGTATCTTATCCGCATGATTTCTTATATTCCTGACGGGTTAATTGAAGACGCCTGCATAACGAAAGAGCGTGGGCGCTCCTATCTCCCTTGCTACGCTTGGCACATTTATGACCCCGTGCGTCTTCCCCTTGCCGTGCCCCTGTCTGATATTGGACTGACCCGCCCGCCGCAGTCCTGGCGTTATATCACTAACGAGCAAGCGGCGATACTGGAAAGGAGGGGTGAATAATGCCAATCAAAGATAAATCGAAATATCCGCCTGACTGGAAGTTTATCAGCCTCCGCGAACGACACCGCGCCGGAAACAAGTGTGAACTCTGCCAAGCAACAAACCATCAGGCACACCCCATTACAGGAAGCAAGGTTATTCTCACCGTCCATCATATCCAATACTTGGAAGGACCGGAAAACAACGCCTATCCGAATTTAATCGTTCTTTGCCAACGTTGCCACAACCGGCTAGATCTCGGAATGAGAATCAGAAACGCCCGGGAAACTCGAAAGACAAAAACGGCGCCATTAGATGACCTATTAAATATAAAAAAGTTATCATAAATTACACCCTTAAAAAACGCCAAAACGGCGCCATCTTCAAAAAAAACACTCAAAACAGAATCACATCAAAACTTATCCGGCTAGCACAAACAACCTTACAAATAAAATACGAATATGAAAAATGAATCTGAAATACACATCTATACGGCATCTTTCGGGAAAAATCCTAGTGTTTTAATAAAGACTACTAGCACATTTGCACTGGAGTTACTTAGAAAATTAGAGAACACCGCAGAAAAAAAAGATATTATATTTATCAAGGATGAACAGAATTTGCCATGGCTCGCCTTAAAAACAGACAAGATTATATTTTATGTGTGGAACAATCAAATACTCAAAATACACTTTTCATAAACTATCAAATTAAAAAATTATGTATGTTTATAAAATAGAAACAAGTTACATTGAAGACAACTTCACCTCTTGCCAATGCTGCGGAAACTGCCAGCTATGGGCCCCGGAACAGAAAATTGACTACAAAATCAATGCCGCCGATCCGGACATTACCGACACTACAGTAACGGCCACCCCCCTCAATTTAGGAGCCTGCATCATCAGCCGCCGCACCGGGAAGGACGGGGAAACCTGTTACTTGCAAACCCACCGGACTTCCGGAACCTTTTGCCGCTACCACATCCCAACATCACCCTACGCCGAACACATCAAACGCCACGGCCTCCCCTGCACGGCCATCACCCCTTATATCATCCACCTCTAACCACCCACACACCAATGACCCAAAAAGAAAAAGAAGAACTCCGCAACTTGCCGAGCAACTCCCCGCGACTGCTTAACCAGACCCAGCTTGCCGCCGCGCTTGGAGTTACCATGGCTTTCACCTCCGCAATGAAAAAATGGGGCTGCCCGTTCCCAGGCGGCCGCATCCTGATTAAAGACGCCCTGGCATGGCTCAAAGCAAACCCGGAATTCCGCCCGTACAAAGAACGCAAAAGCCCTACCGGCCCTCACGGCATCCCGCAACGCAACCTTGACGCCTACAAAACATCACCTAATTGA